TTGCCAGATAGGACTCCATAAAGACTTTGTTCATAGAGATGAGTTCAGCCATCAAATTGATAAGATTGAGAAGATGTTTGACCAGATTTACACCCTTCTTAGAGAAAAAGAGAGAGGGAAATGACTCCTATCTACGCGATAGTGTTGATTCCTGATTGTTGGCTCTTCGTAGGTACTTTTTTAACTTGTTCATAACTCAGGGGGAGAAATGGCTAGAACAACACAAGGTATGAGAGATAGTAAAGGTAGGTACGTGAAGATAACTATTCTTAATAAGATTAGGTACTTATGCAACATCATCAGCTCGAAGCTTGAGAAGTGGACTAGAAGTGTGGAGAAGTAGCTTACTACTAGTATTGCTTCTGTCAGGCTGTAGTTCCCTAGAGTTTAGGAACATAGCTAAGACAGGTATTACTACAGGAGTAGCTTATGTAATTGCAGGACCTATACCTGCGGTTGCTAACCTAGCTACATCTATGGCTTATGACGAGTTGATACCTGATAGTCCTAGTGTTGAGACGATAGAGAGTAAAGAGCAAGCCACGGCATATATCGCTGAGAGTTTGTTTATGAATGCCCTATATGCGTTCGTAGCATGGCTAGTTATTACCCTTATTGCTGTACCCTTCATTAGAAGATGGGGTTACAATGATGCTAAAGCTAAGTACAAGAGCGTAGAGTTCATAGCTGATGATAACTTAAATAGGAATGGTAGTAGCTACAGCTAGTTACGCTTTCTTTGGTGATTGGATGCAACAAGGAATGGCAATGCCAAAGCAGATGATGCAAATGACACAGCCACCTTCACCTCTAATGTGTGATTGTAACTGTAAGAATTAAACATAAGTAGTTGATATAACTACATAAATAGTATTATAATGTCACTAAGTGCCTCTCTCTGAGACAACACAGTGATTAACTAACGGAGAAACTATGGCTACAATCACAACACGTTTAGGTAAAGGCTCAGCTCTTACACACAACGAGTTAGACGCTAACTTTACTAACCTTAATACTGATAAGGCTGAGGTAGCTAGTCCTACTTTTACAGGCGCACCTTTATCCACTACGCCTACTGCTGGTGATAATACCACTAAGATTGCTACTACTGCTTTTGTAGATACATCATTTGCTAAGAAGGCTAGTCCTACACTAACAAGCGCCACCTTAACTGATGCCATCTTAAATACCAGTGTTACAGGTGATGCTGTGTTGGGCGATGATACTATGGCTACCGCTAGTGCTACTACCTTAGCAACATCTGAATCTATTAAAGCTTATGTAGATACTGAGGTAGCTAAAGTTACTCAGTATTCCAATAGAATAGCAATGTACACTACCGCTCCGACTGTTGCTTATTCTACCTTCTCAAAGAATGTTGCTACAGACTTTGGTGCAGTTACAGGCACTATAGTAGATGTTCTGTTAGAGTGGGAATGTACTAATGATACGAGAGGGTTTTCTGCTGGAGATATATTAAGCTACAATAGTAGCTTATCTCAACATGATAATGCGTACCAGAATCCTTTATGGCGCACTTCTTCTGACTGCTCAACTGCTGATATTAAACTAACTTTAGGGACTCACGTTACTTCAGGAGCCTTTCACTTGTGGAATGATGCAAATGCAGCAGGAAGTGATGGATGGGCTGCATGGAGTGACTGGAAGCTCTATGCTAGAGTAATTTACTTACCTTAGGCACACACTATGACTTATAAAGAATTAATCAATGAAGTCTTAATTAGACTACGAGAAGATGCCATCGGAGATAGCTGGGATTCAGCTACTAACCTTCAAGATGAGGCTAGCGTGTCTGATTATCAGAAGATGATAGGTGCTTTAGTTAATGATGCTAAACGTAATGTAGAGAGCTACCATGATTGGTTGAATCTTAGAGAGTCCGTAGCGATTGCAACTGTATCTAACACCAAGGAATACAACCTAAATTCAGGACAAGAGATTAAAATAGTAGATGTTACTAATCAATCAAATGGTAACAAACTTGTACAGATAAGCCGTCAGTATATGAACTCATTAAAGTATCCTACAGAGGCTGCTGGTGAGCCTCGATACTACGCTTTCAATGGCACAGATGCCTATAATAACTTAAAGATTGAAGTATCCCCTATCCCTACTGAAGCCCAAACATTGACATTTGACATTGTTAAAGCTCAAGATAACTTGACGTTACCTGGCGATATTCTCAGCGTGCCTGAACAGCCTGTATTGCTAGGTGCTTGGATGCGTGCTATTGCTGAGAGGGGTGAAGATGGTGGTTCACAGACAGGTGTAGTAGCTAAAGAGTTTATAGAATCTATTAACCAAGCTATTATTAGAGATAGTGGTAATACTCAATATGAAACAGACTGGTACGCTAACTAATGGCTAACAACCTTACATACCTTCCTTTAGATAACATTGGTATTAATGGTCTTAATACTCAATCTAACCCTACGTCTCTATCACCTAGCTGGTTAGTTAAGGCTGATAATATTGCCTTTAAAGAGTCAGGTAGAATTACATTTAGAAATGGCTTTGTACAACAAGTAATGCCTACTACAGCTGCTATAGGCTCTTTAGCTGAGCATAAGCTTGCTGATGATACTTACAAGGTATTTGCTGGTGTTGGCTCTAAGATTCATACGGTTGACTTTACTGACGCTGCTGGTGCTTTTGATGATGGCTTTACTACTGGCTCTTCTACAGACGACTGGCAGTTTATTAGCTTCAATAAACAGCTGTTTGGTTTTCAAGATGGCTCTGTTCCTGTCAACTATAACAATACCACCTGGGGATTATTAAATAGTGATACTCCTCAAGGAGTTACTACTTTTGACCCTAGCTGTGGCATGGGGTACTATGGTAGATTATGGGTAGGAGGAGTGACCGAAGAGAAAGATGTATTTTACTACTCTGACACTTTGCAAGGGAATCAATGGCAGTCAGGTGCTTCAGGCTCTATTGATTTAAAGACTGTATGGGGTACTGATGAGATTGTAGCGATTGCTCCTTTCTACGGTAAGTTAGTTATCTTTGGTAACCATAATATTGTTATCTATAACGGACCTACTGACCCTACTACTATGGAGTTAGATGAAGTTATTAGAGGTATTGGCTGTGTATCAAGAGATTCAGTACAACAGGTAGCTGATGATTTATTCTTCTTATCCCCTACTGGCTTAAGGTCACTATCTCGTACTACTGAGTTAGATAAAATGCCACTAACTGATATGTCTATTCCTATTAAGGATAACATTATTAGAGATATTAAGTCTTCTACACCTTCTAGTATTAAGGGTGTGTACGTAGAGTCAGAGGGCTTGTTTGTTTTATCACTTATTGATATTGACACTGTCTATGTCTTTGATATGAAACAACTAACTCCTGCTAAGACTCCAAGGGTAACTCTATGGAACTTTAAGAGGTCTAGTTTTAATATTACATCATTACTTAATTCAGAGTCCCAAGGTTTCTTAGTAGGGCAGGAAGGCGGTAGTGTTGCTAAGTATGAAAGTTACTCAGATAAAGAGCTAATCTCAGCTACACCTGCATTAGTTTATGATGACCAAATAGAGTACACAGGTAGGTTTCAAACAACATGGATTGATTTAGGTGAAGGAGTCACCTCCGCTTTATTAAAGAAGTTAAAGGCTGTCATTGGTGGAGGTGCTAATACATCTATGTCTGTTAAGTGGGATAGAGACTTTGGCGTAGACTCTACTAATGCTTTATCTACTCAGCTTAATCCGCCTGGTACTGACTTCTTATATAACGTAGCTAAGTACAGCTGTAATAATGATATAGATGGTTTTGATTATACTACCGGTGATATGTGTGTATATGAAGATGACGGGTTTCCTATACAGTTGTATGTAGATATAGACTACGTAACATCAGCAGTAGAAGTTGCTACTAGAAACGAAGGTTCTCATTACTACTTCTGTCATCCTTTAGCGTCAGCACCTACTAACTGCGAGAGTCCAGCTTCAGAATACTCAGGTGTTAAAGGGCTTAAAGAGTACAATATTCCACTATCTAAATCAGCTAAGTATGTTCAGTTTACATTCACAGCTGAAACTGGAGGTTCTTCAACAGTCCTTCAGGATTTAACACTATTATTTAAACGAGGTAAGATACGATGAGTTATACAATTCAGAATGATTGGTTAAGAAAAGATGTTCTTGATGCAGCATCGGCAGGTAAAGTAATTTCAGGTTCTCACTTCTACAATGATTTCGTAGCTATTCAGAATGAGTTCAGTAACAAGGCGGAGAAAGTAGGTAGCCCCACTCAAACCTTCCAATCTTTAACTCCTGATGTAGATGATAATACTAACAAGGTAGCTACTACTGAGTTTGTTACTACTGCTCAAACTAATGCCCAAAATGATACATCGCTTACAGGTGTTCCGACAGCACCTACAGCAACCAGTGGCACTGATACTACACAGGTAGCAACTACAGAGTATATACAAGGCGAGATATATGATAATAAGAATACAGCAGATAATCCTGTTGTATTAGACTCTGATGCTAAACTACCTGCGGTTGATGGCTCTCTTCTTACGGGGCTTGTAACTACAGGTACAGGCTATGCCAAGATAGGGGGGCTTATCATTCAGTGGGGTGTTACAGCTTCTATAAGCGGTACTACGGTTATAGTTACCTTACCTATCGCTTTCACAGGCACATCCTATCAAGTTTCTGGAAGTAGAACAGCATTGCATAATGGTGCGCAAACCTCTCATTGGTTCACAGATACTTATACTACTACTACCTTTAGAGCAGGGGCTGCTACTTCAGCAGGTGGCTTACATTGGATAGCAATAGGAGTTTAAATTATGGCTAACGGATACTACAATTTACCTTGGATGCAAGACCAAGAGGGTAGCACAGCCTTTAATATTATGAACCCTTACATCACTGTTTATATGTGGAAGAGAACAGCTTAGTGAAAGACGTAGATGACCAACTTCCTATATTTAGAGATAACCTGAGCTATTGGTTACAGGGTAACTCTAATGCTATAGTGCTTTGTTTATCTATGGTTAAAGCTATTCACCTATGGGATGATTTAATTGATAAAGACAATAAGATAGGTGATGAGGATATTAATGATGTGTTTACCTTCTTAATGGTAGATATGCCTATGAATCCTTTCTATGCTGTGAACCAGAGAGACATAGCACCTATGATGAATACTATAATACTCAAGTGGCATACAGCTAATGTCTTTGAGAAAGAGAAGAAAGTTAATGATGTTGATAAAGCTTATATGCTGAGAGCTGAACTCTATCAACTGTTTGTTTTATGTGCTACCTTAATAGGTGGACATCAATGGGGTAGAGATATGTCAGTAAGTATTTGGAGAAGTTACATCGAGAATATAAAAGAATTAAAACAGGAGGTGAATGATGCCTGATATTGGAAGTGCTGTACTTGGTGTAATTAGCTCAAGTAAACAGAATAGCTCGGCAAGAAGAGCTGAACAAGCTGCTAAAAGTGAAGCGGAGTTAGCTTATCAACGGTCATTACCTTGGGATGTTCAAGGTCAATTTGGCGAGGCTCAGTTTGATGAGGAAGGTAGAAGACTTAATATGTCTTTATCAGAACCTTGGCAGCAAGAATATGACCTTGCTATGGCAGGTGCAGGTAGACAGCGTGAGTTCATAGAAGGTATGGAAGCAGACCCTATGGCTGCTGGTCAGAAGTTCTACGAGATGAATAAAGCTTTATATGCTCCTGAGCAAGAGAAAGCTAGATTAACTCAAGAGAATAGATTACTAGCTCAAGGTATGCTTGGTTCAACTGGGGGCGCTAGTCGTATAGAAGCTCTACGTGAAGCTCAAGGTATGCAAGACTTACAAGCTCAGTACGCTGGTTTAGATAAAGCTCAAGGTATGATTGATACTTACAGAGGTAGAGCTGCTACAGACTTAGGTATGGCTGAGACTATCGGTCAATTACCACAGAAGTATGCTGAGACTGGTAGAGGTATCGGTACTGGTATGTCATCTATTGCTGGTATTGCAGGTAAGATGGGAAGTGACGCTGCTCAAGCAAGAGCCGCTTCTACTTCTAGCCTATGGCAAGGAGCTGCTAAGCAGTATGGTGACTGGAAGAATCCTAAACCAGAATATGATTTCAGTAATTTCATGGGCATGTTTAATCGATAGGAGAATAATATGGCGTTTACACCAGCAGGAATGTTTTATTTAAGTGCAGAGGACGTAGCTCCTACAATGAACCTAGCAGGTAAAGGTATTAGAGGTATGCTTGGTCTTCAGAATAAAGAAGAGGCAGTTAATACTATCTTAGAGGGTGCTGATTACTCAACCCCTGAGGGAAGACAGGCTGCTTTATCACGCGTTAAAGCTATTGACCCTACTAAATGGGAAGAGCTTAATAAACAGAATCAAGAATATGAGTTAACTTTATTAAGTAAGAAAGCTTATGCTCAGCAAGTAGAGTTACAGAATAAGTCTTTACAGATTAAACAGGATGAAATAGCAGCTCAGAAGCGAGTTCCTAAACTAGGTAACTGGTGGGATATTAATGAGAAGCAAGGTGCTGTTCAATACTTCTTACAGACAACTCAGGATGCTGAGCATTTAACAGATATAGATTGGGCTACGATGAATGAAACTAAAGCTAAGGCTTTACTTCGTAAGATTCATAAAGGCGGTGCGGGTCAACAGATAAAGTCTATGCAAGAAGAGTTAACTAAGAAGAGAAACACTCATATTGTTAATAATAAGTATAACGAGGAAGCTGCTACATCAACTGAAGTATATCAAGAGGCTGGTTCTTTATTCGGAGCTAGTAATCTACCGCCTTTAGGTAGTACTCCTATGCCACCTATAGTAGCTCCTGTTACCCCTACGCCTCCAGGTGCGCCTGATACGTTTAATATGGGTAATCCTTATACAGGTTCAACACCTACTATTCCTTACGAAGAAGACTCTAGTTATACTGCTGCGAGAGGTCCTAATAAAGGCAAGGAACAGTGGACAGGTTATCCTGACCCTGCATATAAATCAAAGCTTAGAAGAGGAACAAGGTGAGCCTAGTCTCCAGACAACCAACTAATGATTACGCTATTACTCAAGCTGAGGATGTAGTCAATAATGCCTTCTATGGAGGTAGTGACCCTAGCTTCGTTGAAGGTTTCGTAGGGGGACATGAGACTTTTGGTTCTTGGTTTACCTCAGGGTTGACTGGACTTCTAGCCTCTAAGTTCTTAGATGATGAAGATGAGAAAGAGTTATACATTAAACGTAACTCTGTTAACTACGGTATGGAACGTATTAATGAAACCTTAGCTTCTTTAGAAGCTTTAAGTAAGGTTAGAGGTTTTACTGACGATGAGATAGCTATCACTAAGGAGCTTCAAGACCGTAAGGCTATGATTGAGCGTGATTTAGGTTATGCAAATGATATGGTAGATGGAGATTTAGATGCTCCTATTGACTCTGAGGGTCAATCCTTTAATGATAGATGGGGTGTGGGTGATGATGATGTAGGTGTCTATAAGTTCTTACAAGGTTTAATGGCTAACCCTGCTCATGCTGCTGGTATTCTTGCAGGTGAAGGTGTTAAAGATATTCCACTATCTGTAGCAGCTTGGGCTGGTTTAAGTGCTAAAGGTGCTAAAGGTGCTTCTGCTTTTACTAACATTATGAATAAGATTAATAGGATTGAACCTAAGGCTCTTAGGGGTCTTACTAAGATAGCTACTCCTGTAGTTGCAGGTACTTTAGGTGGCGCTGGTTATGAGGCTTCCTACTCTGCTCTTAATGAAGGTCTTGTTAAAGCTGATGACACTCAAGCAGGTGCTGCCTTTGGAGCTACCTTTGGTTTACTTGCTGGCATGGGTGTCTTTGCTAAAGGTTTAATACCTGAGACCACTGTTAAAGCAGGTGAGAAAATAGCTAAGCAAGCTAACTATGAATCAGGTGCTGAAAAGTTAGATGTTCAAGAGTTTATGGATAGTGCTATATCCAGTAAAGACGAGCAAGAGGCTACTGACTTTTCTAAGTCTCTTATGGATGAACACGATACTCGTATATTCCCTCAGTTAACAGCTAATGATTACACTATCTTATCTAGAGAGCAAGCCTCTAAAGCAGGGTTCGACTTAAAAGGTAAAGAAGGTAAAGGTGCTTTTGTACGTGCTGATACTGAAGGTAAACCCACTATCATCTGGGGTAAGAAAGAGACTGAAGAGACCTTTGGTCGCTTGATGAAAGACTTTAATAAACATACTTCTCCAGGAGGGGTCTTAGCTAATGCTACTCCTCGTCAGTTAAACTTCCTTAAGAATAAGGAAAGTTATGATGTATTTCAATTAGCCCATGAGAAGGCTCATGTTATACAGAATAAAGAAGGTAGGACGTACACAGCTTCTCCACAAGACGGTTCTAGATCTGGCTCTTTTAATAAAGAAGTAGAAGCTAATCAGATGGCTTTTAATGAAGTTGATAGAGAATATAGAGAGAGCTTAAAGTCTTCAGCTGATAAGTCAGAAGTTCTAGCGTCTAGAGAGATGAATGATTATCTACCACCTGAGTATGAAGCTCAACGTAAAGCTTTAGCGCAGGAAGAATTAGTTCCTGATGTAGAAGCTCCTTCTAAGGTAGTTAAAGCATTAGAAGACCATAAAGGTAAAGCTATGTTAGGTGCAGCTACGGCTGGTTATGCTTTAACTGAAGGTGGTGATGCTCCTTATATGGCAGCCTTAGGTGTTGCAGCAGTCCTTGGCGGTCCTAAAGCTTACAGAAAGTTAACTGAGATTAAGATTCCTCAGGAAGTAGCTAAGGCTAGATTACAAGCAGCTAAGGCACATGAAGGCTTCTCTGTTTACGCTAAAGGCTTAGAGACTATAGGTCAAGACTTAGGTGATGCTATAACAGCTAAGTTCCCTGGTGATAAAGGTCTTAAGTTCTTAGATGAGGTGGAGAATCCTAAAGGTAGATTTAAAACTAAAGAAGAGATAGCGTTAGTTAAGCAATGGCGTGATTGGCATAACTTCTTAGCTAGACAAGGTGCTAGTGTAGGTTTATTTAAGCCTTCTAATCGTAAGCAATCAGGATTACAGTTAGTAGCTAACTATGCTTCTCATATTATTAGAGGTAAAGTTAACCCTGACGGCTCTGTTAGACCTTTAACTAATAAAGAGAAGGAAGTATTAATCAAAGCTGAGGCTGATAAGATTAAGATATTAGGTTCTTCTAGTACAGTACATAACATTCCTAGAAAGATTATAGGTACTATTGATGACCTTAAAGCTAAAGGGTATGCTGTTGTAGATGACCCTGCTCAGATTCTATCTATCTATACCCAAGCTATGGCTAGGACTATTCATAATAGAAAGCTGTTAAACGAGTTTAAACAACTAGACCTAGGTACGCGGGATAAGCCATTACCTGCTATGTTCACTACAGAAGAGTTTACTAAGTTTAAAGAAGGTGGTAGGTTATCCCGAGAAGAGCAACTTCATTACTCTGAGTTTGACCATCCCGCTTTAGAAGGTTACAAGGTACATACTAATGTTAAGAGTATCCTTAATGACCACTTTGAAGTATCAAGAGAAGGCGGATTTAATGACTTCAAGGAAGGACTACTCTCATTAAATAACTCTCTTAAACGTGTCTTTGTCTTTGGTTCACTGTTCCATAGTCAGGCTTTGTTTATGTCTAGTATCTATTCATTAGGTCTAGTAGGTGCTGTTCGAGGTATGTTCGGTAAAGGTAAGTTAAACTCTCAACACTCATGGCAGGACTTTGAATTAGGTTCAGGTCAATTTAAAGAAGCTTCTATGGGAGCTATTAGGGACGGACTACAGATTGTTAATGTGAAAAGACAAGAGTTGGTAAACCCTGGTAAGCTTGAGTTAGATGACTTCTTAGATAAACTAGGTGGTGTAGGTGTTCAAGGTAAGAAAGCCTTTGGTGTTATTGATAAGGTAACTTGGGAGTACTTACATGATAGGTACAAACTAGCTGCTTATCTTAAACATAAAGAGAAGTTAATGTCTAAAGGTATGGATGATGTCACCTCTGGTAAGAAGGCAGCTGAGTTTGCTAATGATGCCTTTGGTTCTTTAGATTGGAATGACTTTGCTACTAGGCTATATAACTACTCTTATCGTAACCCAGGTACGCTAAGGTCTAAGATTGCTACTAAAGTAGCTCAGGTCTTACCTGCTAATAAACGTAGATGGTTAAACCTTGGCTTATTCGCACCTGACTGGACTATCTCTAACATTAGAATTGTAGGTAAGACATTTACAGGACTACCTGAAGTATCTAAAGCTTTAGCTCATAGGGTTTTAAAAGGTGACTGGAAGTCTAAAGAGGCTCAAGATGTAGTTCAAGCTTGGAATATGTATGCAGCTTATGCAGCTAGAGCTGGCTTCTATACTTCTGGTATGTGGTGGATGATGTCTGAGTTATTCTCAGATGAGGAACCTACTATGGCAGGGTTAGGCGAGTTCTGGGGTGGTGATACTTCAGGTAAGTTAAATCTAGGTGGTGGTGAATCAATGGTTATCTCTAAACAGATTGCTGAGCCTATTCATTGGGTACAACATCCTCAACATACATTAATGAACAAGGCTTCTATTGTCCCTAAAACTATAATGGAAGGTATGTTTAATAAACAGTGGTTCTCAATGAAGAAGGGCTTCCCAATGGGGCCTAGTATTGTTGATATGAACTCTGGAGAAGCACACTATGGTAAATGGGTATTAGGTAAGATGGTCCCTATTGTAGCTAAACCTTTAATGCAAGATGATTTAGAGTGGCAAGAACGATTTGAACGAACATTTACGGGTTTCTTCGGATTCCCTCAATACGGTAAACCAGAATAACAACGGAGAAATAACATGGCAAGAGGCAGAGACGGTTCTTTATTAACCGCGAGACAATTAAAAGAGTTAAACAGACAACGCTTTCTAACAGCTGTAGCAGAAGGTAATTTATACAATACTGGACCTACTACTGATGAAGGAGGTACTGAGTTCGGTACTGATAGGTGGGCTTCTTACTTCAAGAAGAATCCTGATGAAGCTCCTAGTGATTGGACTGGCGACTCTAAGTCATACGTTGAAAAGCCTAAGACTGAGCAAGAGTTCCTTGCAGACATGGACAAGATGGAAGTCTATGACGAAGAGGATAACCTTATCTATGCTGATGGACAAGAGATTGGTGTTCAAGCTAGAGGTCTTACAGGTAATAGAGATAGTGACGGTACATTAAGACCTGACACTATAGGGTCTATGCGTCCTGTTGAAGTTAAAGGTGATGAGAGAACCACTGCAGATGACCAAGTTCTAATTGAAGATGTTATGTCCGATATTGAGTCAAGGAAAACACCTGAAGCGTTAGCGGAAGCTGAGGCTCGTGCTGAAGATAGAGCTTCACGTTTAAAGAAGATTGACATGGCTGATGTAGGTGCTGAGGTCGAGGCTGAAATGGCTATCGCTGAAGAAGACTCAGTAGAGAATTGGACTGTTAACTTTGACTCTATGTCTGAGGATATGTTTAACTCTATTAAAGCTGAAGACATTGCTGAGATGAGTGATAATGCACAAACCGCCTTCAATGCAAAGAAAGGCATGACTGTAAGTCTCGATGAAGAAGTAGGTGGTATGTTATCCAAGAAGCCTATGGATGAAGGTTCTAGAACTGACATGATGAAGAGTGCTATGATGAACTCAGGTCTTGATGCAGAGCAATCAACTGCATTACTTAGTAAGCTAAAAGGACTTTGCGGCTAATGGGAATGTTTGATAAGTTCTATGACTCCTTTAAAAAAGCAGAGACTGAAGGTTTAAATGACCCCTGGATAAGGACTATGGTTAGGAATGCCCCTGGAGGCAGTACAGCTTATGGTCCTGTTCAGATTACTAAGGGACTAGTAGATGGTTCCGAAGCTAAAGGTTTATTTAAAGGTACATCTGTTGAGGCTTGGGTAGATATGTTCCAAGCACAAGGAGATAAGTTTAATTATCATGGAAATGAAGAAGGTAACTTAACTGACTTTGACTCTACTTACGATTATGGAGGCTCAGGTCATTTAACTACTGATGCAGATAAGGCTAACTATCGTAAGATGGCAGATATTCTTATTAGAGACCATTGGGAGCAGGTTAAAGATACAGACCGCCCAGTAGAGAACTTAATTAAGTTATGGAGATGGGGTCCTGATTCATATAAAGACCCTGCCCACCCTGATTATAAGACAGTAGGTAATGATAAAAGGTACTTCAGGCAGTTCATTAAACCTTACGAGAACCCTTAACTAGAACTTAAACCCAGACGAATCCAGACCTGCTGACTTATATTGAGACAGTAGGTCTTTCTCGTTCCGCTTCTTACAGCGTTCTAGGTAATGTTTATAAGCATCGTCATAGTTGCCTCCAGATAAGGCTACTTTGTCTGCGTAATCTTCAGCTAATGCTTCGCAAGCTTCTTGTTTAGTCATTCTTAATCTCCGTTTGTTGGTATTCAATTCGGGGATTATGAGCGTAATACTTCATAGCTCTTATCATTACTATCTGTTTATCATTCTTAAAGTACACACCTTCAAGTGAGTCTAGGATAGCTTTACAATAGTTATCTATGTCAGCGTTGTTATCGCAGAACTTACCACCTTTATCAAGCTTCTTCTTCTTAGACCATGACTTAGGCATAGCTACGAAGAAGGTGATTTGGGAATATAAGAGCGAATCAGTTGGGGTGAAAGTAATATCCTTAGTTAGCTCAGTCATATCCAGCTTGAATTGGGAATACTTCTTAGGAAAGAAGGTACTCCACCTAGTTACTCTAGGTCTGGATGCTACTACTGGTGCTATATCAAATA